TTTGCTAATTTAGCAGCGTCACCTTGAAGTGACTTCCATGGGTTTGCAGACTCGACTAATGATTGAATTGTGTTCATTTTTTGAGTTTTTTTGGTTTTTGTTAATTTTTAATTTTTTATTTACGTAAACCTGCTAACTGCTGCATACGAGCAAAAGCATCATTTACTTCAATAATTGGTTGTTTTGGGGCAGCAGTAGCAATCATTTTAGAAGCTGATCCTAATGATTCTTTAATTGGGCTCTTTTTAGCAGTTGCTTTAAAAGATTCAGTTAAAGTTTCAAATACTAATTTCACTTCTTTAACGGTCTCTGCTTTGTCAAATGTGTTCAAAACCTTTACTTTTTCAGACTCTGTCAAGTTTTTAGCTTTAAAGATTTTGTTTGTATAAAGAAGTTTAGCATTTAAAAGATTTACTTCGTTAAGCTCAGTTTTTAATTCATTAACTGCTTTTAAAGCTGTTTTTAATTCTTCTTTCATGATACTATATTCATCATGATTACGTTTAGCAGCTGCTTTCAAATCTTCGTTGTCAGCTGGGTTTTCGTCTTCATCTTCATCCTCGTTCATGAATTGTAATTCTCTTAAAAGTTCATCAATGCTTACTTCTTCCTCATCATCCATCTTTATTTCTTTTTTGTCACCATCATCGTCTATGTCTTCTTCATCAAAATCAGAAAAATCAATATCTTCTTCATTGTCATCTTCATCTTCGTCAGCGTTAGGACCTTTAGCGATGGTTCCGTCCTTAATCATGTCTTTAATTGTTTGCATAACAAGCTCTTCAATTTCATCATCATCCATTTTTTCTAACATTAGATTTTCATCTAAAGGTGGTGTTGAATCATCGTCAGTTATGTTATCAGATTCTAGTTCACGTAAGATTTCTTCTAGATCGAAATTTTCGTCTACTTCATCTACGCTGTCGTACATTTCATCAATGTCGTTCATTTCGTCAATTCCATCCATCATTTCCTCTTCTTCGAATTCCATTTCATTCAACTGGTTAGCGAATGAAGCCATCAAAGTAGGAGTAAATGCTTCTTCTAGAATGGATTTAGCATTCGCGATAGCTGCTTCTTTAATAGTTTTAGCCTCAACGATTGCTTCTTCAAGCATTTGTCTGTTCATTTTGTCCTCAAATAATTTGTTTTGGAAATACGTTTATTATAAAACGTAATAGATTTTTTATTAGTAGATGCTACATATAGATTCAGGGGTAGCATATTTGAACATACATATATATGGATTTATGTAAAGTAAAAAAGAAATGCCTTTCTTTCGAAAGGCATCAGTCCTAGAATATTATTTTAGGAGGGGTTATATTAGTCATGAGCACGCTCATGAGCGTAATCTATAAATTCATCTAATTCATTAATTTTATCTAATTCTTCATTTGTTAAAGGAGTACCATCTTTCCATTCAGCATAAGATATATAAACATCAGCATAGTCAGGATAATCATCTGGGTTTACTCCATCAATTTCAATAGAACCATACTCTACGCCTGGGTTTTTTAATTTAGAATTAAAATTAGATGGAGCTCTACCGCTAAATTTAACTATAGTAGCTTCTTGAATAGCTATTTCTCTTATTAATTGTTTTAATTCTGATCTAGTCATGACTTAAAATATTGGGCAAGTTCCATTAGCACAAAGTATATCTGTAATAATAGAGTTAACACTTTGATATTTATTAGTTTGTTGAGGTAATTTAGATTCATTCATCATACCTGCTTCTTTCATATATGAGCCTGGGTTTGATGGTGTTGAAACAAAATCCCAACATAATAATTCAAAGTCGTCTTGTACTTCCATTAACTCACCCATTTGTTTTAATGAACCCATACCACGAGATGAAACACCTACTGGTATTCTATTTTCAAATAAGGCTTTTAAGATATTACCTGATGGTGTAGGTAGGATTTCAATGGCTCCTATTACATGGTCTCCATCCCACCAAATTTTTTTAATGTTATGAGATACATTTTTTAAGTTGATAATGGATGAGTCTGGGTGGTCTAGTTCACCTAATGCTCTATTAGCATTAACACTCTCCATATATTTTTTAATTTCTCGTTCCCACAAATCTCTTGAATAGTAACGACCGTTACCATTCTTAACCTCACAAGTAGCTAAGATACCTTCTACAAGTGGATTACTTGTAGGTACAGTACCTTCAACTAATTTTAAAGGTTTAGCTGTGAAATATTGGGTTTCAATTAATACTTGTTTCATATATTAATTACTTCCTTTTTTAATATATCTAATAGTTTCTCCACGTCGTGAAGCTGATTTAGCTTGAAATTTCTGTTCTGGTGTAGAGGTTTCAGATGTTCCTGTTGAAGTTGGGATGTCTAATTCTTCTTTCATTTTATTTTCTTTCTTCCCATGTAACTTATTTTTAGCACCTTCTAATTTTTTAATTTCAGATTGAAGTTCTTTAACTTTTTTCATATTATCCTCACCACCTTCTAACTCAGTTAAAGTTTCTAAAGCTTTAATTTGTTTTTTACGTCTTACAATTTCATTTGTAATACGTCTATCCATTGTTTTTTTCTTAGCTTCTTCACCTTCATTTTTGATATGGTCCATATCTAAGGATTCTTTAATGATATCTTGGATAGTTAAACGCAATACTGATTCTTTTAACTTTCCTATGTCACCATACCCTGAAGATTTAAATTTGCCTTTAGGTTCTTTTGGAGTGCCTAATGCTGGGGCTTCAGTTTGGTAACCTAATCCTTTAACTCCAAATTGACCATCTTTAACATAAAAGTTAATATCTTTGGCTAAATTTTTAGCTACAATAGCTCTTAATTCTTCAACATCCTTATCAGCGTTTTTAGGATCTTTCATTTCAGTGTAGTATCCTTTTAAGAATTCTTGGCCAAATAAATTATCATAATTTTTTTCATCTTTGTAATCAAAATTATGTTTTTGAATATCAGTAACTTCTTTAGATGGATCTTCTTTTCCTTCTCTAAGATTACCTTTATTAGGTAAAGTATGAAGATCTTCTTGTCCTTGTGTTTCTTCATCACCACGAAGAGCTAATTCTTCATCTTCATCTGGAGTAGAATTTTTGATATATTCGTCAAACACTTTATCAAAATCTGCTTCTTCATCTTTACGAAGATTATCCATATTTTCTTTAAAAATAGAATGCCAATCTTGTTTTTGGCCTGTAGTGACTAATCCACCAATTCCTTCACTAATAATACCTCTATTTTTAAGAATACGAGTTGTATCTTCAAATGAGTTAACTTGTGATACCATATCTGGAAATAAGCGATAAGCTGATTTTAAAAAATATGCTTTATCTCCTTTACCTTCTTTAATAAGATTATATTGTGCTTGTAGTGTTTTTTCCATGTTTATAAATATGTTTTATGTTAGGACTTTTTGCCTTTCCATAATTGTTTTGATTCTATTCCTTTAGCTTGTTTATGTAATTTTTTCTTATTTACAAGTTTAAAACCTAATTTTTTTACATAATAATTTGGAGCAACTCCTGCTACTGGTGTCGCATAATTCATACCAGTACCAGGAGTGAAAGAAGCACCTGTTCCTGTGGCGCTCATTTCATTTAATACTTTTTTAATTATTTCCCTGATACGTTCTTTCATTTTGATACTGTTTCTAGTTCTTCAACTAATTGATAATATTGAAGAAGATTAACTAAATGATCATTATCTATTTTATCTGTTTTAGATAAATTAGGCATTATATTCATGACTTCATTTATTTTAATCTGGATAGCTTTATCAGTAACTTTTTTATTTAGTTTAGTTAAATGATCTTTAATTTCATTAACTTTAGTGTTATAAAATTCTCTTAATTTAGGTGTACTATCAACACTATTAATAAATTCTTTTAATACTAATTTCTGGTTGTTATTTAAATGAGCGTATTTATTATTAAATTTCTCAAGTAATATTTTATATGTTAAAGTACGAATATCTTTATCTTGATTATTAAATTCTTCCATAACATTTTCTTTAATGTTATTTTTATCAATAGAAGAATTAGTTAAATATTCTAAAAGAGCTGTTTTGTTCTCGATAATTTGTGATGGATTTAAAGAATCATCACTATTATATACTTCTAACAATGTGTATAAAGCAGCTTGGGTTTTATAATTAGGAAGTTTTGTTTTAAAAAACTCATCTAAATTATAATGATCTTTAATTTCTTTAATAAGATTATATTTTTGTCTTTTTAAAGCTGAGCGATTTAGGTATTTAGATCCCTCTATAATGGTGTTAAGGACTACATTCGCTTTACCCTCACTAGAATTAGCATGTTTAAAAAAGTTTTCATATAACTTATATTCTTTTCCTAATTCAGTTTTAGTAAAATATTTTTTTAAAATTTTAGTAGCTGGAGAATCTTTACCAGATAATGTATCCGCTGTAATTTGCCTTACAAGCAATTCAAAAAGAATCCCAGTGTTTTTGTACTTTGAGTGTTTAACTGTCACTTGAGTATAGTTTTATTTATAAATATATGTAATTCTTTTATTCTCGTATTTGAGATTCATCTAATAATGAGGAGTCTAATTTTAAAGAGAGTTTCTTTTCTAAATTTTCAAGTAAAGTTTTATTTTGAAGTGTCTCTAAAGCTAATGGTGAACCACCTTTAAAACTAGGATTATTTTTAATTTCAACATCATCTTTCTTCATATCAGCAACACCTAATCTATCTCTACCTAACGCGTTATTTTGTGTGTTGATATTAGAAACTGAGTCTTTAGGTCGTCCTAATGTTTCTTTTTCATCGTATCCTGCAGGAACATCATTATAGCCAGAGTATCTACTTGCTCCATATAAAGCAGCTAAATCATGAGGTGTACCATATGACTTGCCTGATTCTAATGGGTCGTTACCTTCGTTTTCTAATTGTTTAAATCTAAAGATACGTTTTTGGTCTTCAGCTATTTGATCTCTATATTCATCATATTGATCTTCACTTAAATGGAATACATTATCATAAACCCAGTTTGTAGGTAATATTTTAGTTTCTATAATATTACGAGCTAAATCTACCTTTTCTTTCATTAACGCAATTCTTTCTTGATCATAAATGATAGAAGGAGTAGTTAATGATAATTCAAAATTAGTTAATGAATCATTTTTATATCCTTGAGTATATAAATGTACTAAAGCAATTTTATTTAATTCAGATAATATAATACGTTGGATGCGATCAATAGTACGAGCAAAACGAATATCCTCTGCTGCTAATGTTGCTTTACCTGTCAAATCTTTTTCATAGCCCATAAACGCTTTAGGTACCTTTAAAGCAGCAAATAATTTATCTCTCAAATAAACTACGTCTTCGATTGCTGTGTAATCCATACCTTTAGTAGGTTCAATCTTAGTAGCACTATCATTACCTCTTACAGGAATATAAAAGTCTTCTAATATATTTTGTTGATTATACTTCATGTTATATTCACCAGTTTGAGGATCAATAAATGGAGTTTTCTTCATTGTATTGATAGTCTTTTGCATAAAGTTTTCTACTTCATTTGGTGGGATAGAACCAACATTAATATAGAAAATACGTTTTTCTGGGGCACGAACAATACGATGGATCAACATAGCGTCTTCCATCAAAATATATTGTTTAAATAATTTACGAGCTGGTTCTAGATATGATCTACCATATGGAAGATAGTTAACATCAGTGATTAATCTAAAATGAGCCATCTCATAATTGTCAAAGAATATTCTGTTATCACTTTGTTTAGAAGCATAATTATCTCTTCCACCTAAACCATAATAACCAGATCCACCAGCGTATCCATCTGGTGAGAAAGCGAATCTTACTTCAGCTGGTTTTTTAGGATCGTAATGTTCTTCTCGTTCGATATGGTAAGCAGTATATGGAATAACATTATATACACCAAATTTTTCAGCAATTTCTAATTTTAAGAAGAAATCACCGTATTTACACATTTGGCGAATCCAAGACCATAAATTAAACTCAATGTTTAACACATCATAGAATAAATTATATAGGATTTTTTGTATATCTTCATCGCTACTTCTAATTTGAAGTACCTCTCCCATATCATTCTTAAGAGTACACTCGTCTGCGATTATATCTAATGCTGATGCGACGATAGCATCTGTATCCATTGAATCATAATCAGAGTAAATTTGAGTGCGGAGATATTTCCAGTTAATATTTAACTGAGCACCGTAAAGTGAGGTGCTATTACTTGAATATATGCGATTGTATCTGTCTACAAGAGCATTTGTTTGATATTCTCCTGTCATTTGGATGCTATTAACATCCATTACTTTTAACTCATTTCCTCCAGCGTTACGAATAATTACATCTGTTGAAAATAATCGTTGTAGCCTTGAAAATACACTAGTATCTGCCATTTTAAATTAATTATATTTATAAATATTATAGCAACCAACTAATGTCCTCTTGTCCATGACCGTAGTTGATTGTATATGGGTTGTTATATTGATTTGGAGTATAAGCTCCATTAAAACTTGGTTTATTAACTGAGATATTACTTAACATTGCGCGAGCTAAATCAACTCCTTGTGATTTAAATTTAAGAGCTGTGTCTCTTATATACATTGCTGTTCCAAAACTCATAACTAGGTCGTCATTGTACCCAGATTGCGCTTCCGCTTTGCCATTTTTCCAAACAAACACTTTCATTTCTTCGACTAAGCGTTTAGATTGTATAATAACACTCTTATCTCCAATATACTCACGAAATTTGTTGATGACAAGTGGTCTTGTTCTTAAATTCATTGAGAATCCTGGTACTAATTTTGATGGGTCATCAAGTTTTTCTAGGTAAGATTCAGCATTTATTGCTTCGGTTTTGGGAGAATAGTATAAATTTCTGTATCCTCTTTCTTGAATTGCGTCAAGAGTTGCCCATCCTATATTATTATTTTCGACAACTAATAAAGCTTCATTATATTCTGTCGCGATAGCTACTAATAAGTAACCAAATTCTTTTGGAGATAATTGACCTTTATATTCACCTACTTGGGTATTAGTGTCAATATCTATAATATGAAATGCTGAAAAATCTTTACTATCACCTCGAGCGACGTCTGCTACAACCATATAACTACGAGTGTAATCGGCTGGTTCCCATATCCATAAATTATGGTCAACTCCTCTTCTTTCTAATGGATCTTTAACGTAAGTTTGTGTGATAAAGTCTAAATATTCTGGGTAAAATACAACATCCCCTGATGTATTGAAGTCACAATCACACTCTTGAGCTGCTAATCTTGGGTCACCTAGTAAATCATCTTGTCGTTTTCTCCAACTTTCATCTCGTTCTGGGTGTACATACCATGGTAATTTAATTGGTAAGAACTGATTTTCGTTTGCTTCTGCTTTAACCCATGTTTGATGAAACCAATTACCAGTACCATATGGAGTAGATAACACAATTGCTCCTCCTCCAGTTGCTAAGGTTTGTTGAGCAGATGCCCATATCTCACCAATTCCATCAATAAACGCGGCCTCATCTATAATAAGAAGTGAAACTGCTTCTGATCGACCAGCATCACTTGCTGCTGATACAGCTTTAATCTGTGAACCGTTACTTAATCGTAATGTTAATTTATTGTTTTCTTCTGCTCCTACTTTTAACCAAGATGGTAAATTTTCAAACATGAATTTAACTTTCGTTACCATGTTTTTAGCTGTTTCTTGTTTAGTAGCTATACATAAGACGTTTTTATCTTTTTGAAATAACATTAACCATAATGAGTAACCCGCTACTAAAGTTGATATACCTAACTGTCTTGATTTAAGAATTATATCATATGGGTTATCTCTCCATAAATGTAATACTTTTTCTTGGAATGGGTATAAATTAAATATGATCCTACCACGAGTTGGATGCTGAATATTGCAATACTTCTTCATAAAGTGTGCTGGGTCTTGAGCACACTTAAGGTATTCTTCTCGAATTATTTGTTTTATATCTTGACTCATGAAAACTATTTAGGTTCTGGTATATAAATATATCAAAAACCTAGGTAATGTTTAACCTGTCCAATACGCTGTTCAGTAGTACCTGATATTATTCCAAAACTTTTAAAATTATCTAAATTATCTTTAGCAATATGTTTAATAGTCATATCAATTAATTCACGATATTCAGCATTAGTTTCTCTAACTCCATTATCTTCAATTTCTACTCCAATAGGGGAAACATAGAATACATAATCATATTCTTTAATAAACATTGAAGCATATCTAATAAATTCTTCTTTATCTACTTTATCAATAGATTTAGCACAATGAGTAAAAGCCATTACATCAATAATTGTTCTATCAGTAATAACATTTTCTCTCATTAACTCAGAACAACGTTCAGCTAAGAATATTGTTTGACCTTTTAATGTACTATCAGTGTTTAATGGAATACCCAAATCACGTAAATATTTACTACGTTCAGTAGCAAAATAATAATCTTTAAATTCAGGTAATTCTTTTAAAGCATTCACTAGTGTTGATTTACCAACACTCATTGTTCCACAAAATCCTATTTTCATATTCGTAATATAATAAAAAAGGCTTGCATTTGCAAGCCTAATTTGAAATATGTTTTTAAAGATTAATTATCATCATCTTCATAAACTTTATTAGCTACATATTCAGATACTTCTGGGCTTATCATGTATGCGTCAGGGTATTTTTCTCCAAATTCTATTAATATGTTTTCTTCAAAATCTTGTTCCCAGAATTCTATATTTTTTAAATTTTCCCATTCTTCATCATCTGATGATTCTCTTATATTAGCTATTGAATCATCTATATATTGTTGGACACTTGGTGTTAATCGGATATAACTTTCATCTTTCTTAGCAAATATTTCTTTTATTTGACTTTCAGTGATTAATCCAGCTAACTTTTGCATTTTTAAGAATTCTTGATTCATTATATTGTGTTTTTAGAAATTAAAAATCAAAATCTTCACCTTCTATAAATCCACCTACATCGCCCGCATCCCATTGAAATCTCCAAACCCCATTATTGTCTCTTTGGCCATAAATAGGAATACTATCATCTCCTATGTCATTGTTAGCCCAAAATTTTTCTTTGGTAAGTATTTCATCCTCATCATCATAATCTATTAATAGATCATTAGGTTTTTTAGGAGCACTTTTCCATTGAAATGTGTTCCATCTAGAATCATAACAGTTGTTAATTATATCAATATATTGTAATTGCAATTTCATAACCATTAATTTTGTTTTTAAAGATTAAGAAATACTAACTCCAGCTGTGTTTAAAATATTAACTATACCTTTTACTAAAGCACGCTCTGTAGCAGTCCAAGTTTTTTCATTATATGATCTAGCACCATTACCAAGAACATCAAATAATGAGTTTAACTCTTCCATATATACTTCTTGATCAAGATGTTTATTTTGATTACCACTTGTATATTTAGCTGTACCGTAAGCTATTAAAGCTTTACGAGCTTTATTAAAATCACCACCCATAGCATCTGCTACTGAATCTATTAAATCTGTATTTTCCATTTCATCATATAATGATTCAAGATCTGTGACAGGATAAGGAGTTTGAGAGATAATGTTTTCAATAGTGTTAAAATCATTTTGATTTTCACTTATTTGTTTTACTTGACTTTCAGTGATCAAACCAGCCAACTTTTGCATTTTTAAAAATTCTTTATTCATTATGTTATGTTTTTATTTATATATAAATATTTAAAAAAAAATTAGAATCGTTGTTTTGCTACACCACTTTTATACCATGGTAATCCAATTCCACTTTTCTTTGCTTTTTTCCAATCATCTTTAGTATGTTCAAGTCCATTAATAAAATATTCTTCTTTTCCATCTGGATGAACTACAGCTGGGCCTTCCCAATTATGTAATTTACCATCTTTCATATAACGCACAATTCCGTCTGTTGATGTGTACTTTTTGACCTGTAGTGTTTGGTCCATTTCAAATTTTTTAATTTCTTTGCTCATATTTTTTCTTTATATCTAAATAAAACAAAAAGTGGCCCAAAGGCCAAACAAAATATTAAATATTTTCTAAATATTCCATAAAGTCTTTGTAGACTTGTTTATGAGATTTAGGTGCTTTTTGAATAGTTTCGTTTAAAAGTGTTGAAATATCACCTTTAGATTCGGTAATTAACGACTTAAAACCGTTTAAAACCGACTCAGCCAACAATATATTATCATTATCGTCACCATAATCTTCTAGGTCGTTTAAATACAAAGTGATATATTCATTTATGTTATTTAAGTGTTTCATATACTAATTTTTTTAATCGTGTAAATACTTCTTTTAATTTTTGTACTTGGCTATTTAACCATTTTAAACGTTGACCAAAACGTTTTCCCTCCATTGGTTTTTCCATGTTTTCTTCTGGGATATATTTGGCTAGTGGTTTCATATATTCACTTCCAGTTAAGAATATGAATTTATCTTTTTCTGGGTTTAGACCATGAGATTTCATTTGTTTAACTGTTTCTTCTCCCCATTTCTCTTTTTCTATCTTAGGCATTTCTTTAAGAGTTTTATCATAGGGTGCTAATTCTTTAGTTAAAGGAACTAAATGATGTTTAGCAGATAAAATATACATCTTATCAGGTTTGAGTGCTTTACCGTATTCTAGTGTTTTCTGAAACATTGGAGAAGCAGAATACAGCTCCTGGGCTGGAGCTGCATGGTCTAATTTTGATTTGGTACAACTTAAAAGTACTATTTTAGCCATTAATAATGTTTATTCATAAATATTAAGCTAAAGTTATTTCTTTAATAATTGTTTTTCCAGCTAAACTATTCATATGATAAACTAAACAAGGCATTTGTTGTTGTAAATATTGAGGGCATCTCTCACCTAGTTTCACAATCAATCTATCTATTGATATTGATTGATCTCTACCTGACATTGGTCCGTCATAGAATTTATGTAACGCATTTCTAACAAACATGTGATTTTTATTTAGAGTACGTTTTCTTAGTTCTGCGAATGTATAGTATAAGAATATTAAATATGGTTTAGATGCTTCAAATTCACAGTTAGCAATAATTTCTTTAGCTACTTCCCATGAATCCATATCTGAACTTCTTAACATTCCATATAGTGTTTCAAATGTTTCGTAATCAACTACTAATCCTTTATTAATATCTTCTTGTAATGAATTATCTAATACAATTTTGATATTATGTTTTTCAATATTATCAAGTAAATTTAACACAAAATCAAGTGCGTCACATACTTTTTTATTTCCATGTGTTTGTTCAAGTTTATAACCATTAATAGTTTCAGTATCTTTATGGGTTAAAATCTCTCTAAATGATGAATTTTGTTTAATCCAACTTTTAAATTCATTTATTTCAACTATATAATGTGTGGCTTTAACTTTACGAGTTATATATGTTATATCATAATAATAATTTTCAGCTTTAGGAATATATTTTTTAAAATTTGGATTGTCAACTATAGTTGAGATTGGAAATATTAAAAATGTTTCACTGTCTGTAATCCATTTTCCTTTATTATAATCATATTTTTTAATATTAAGATAATTTTTTCTTAGAAATGATTCACTAATAACAATTGTATCTAGTTTTTCAATTTTGCGAGCAGTATTAATATTTAATTTATTTTCTTCAATATAATTCTTTAGTTTATATGAAGGTAATTCTGATATAGGGCTAATATATACTGTTTCATTATCTTCTAATTTAGCATTTTTATCAATGTTATTAATAAAATTATCTAGTTTTTCTTTATAATCAGCTGGGATGATTCCTTCTATTTTATTCCAAAGTGACGCAAACTGCCAGTCTGGTGATTGAAAATGATTTTGTTGAAATGCTAATTCAGCTATATTTCTATCTTTCATGATTATTTAGTTAAGAAATTAATTAAAGTTTTATTTAACATTAATGTTTTAAATGCTGTTTGATTACCGTTATAAATTGATTTTACAACTTTATATTTTAAATCATTAGCAAATACATCTTCATTCATTAAAAACGCTAAACGATCAATATATGTCTTTTCAATCTTATTATCTTTACTATAGTATAAACTAAAGTTAATAAGACGTGTTGAGATAATTGATGCTAAATCTGCTCTGTATTTATCTTCATCTCTTTTACCAATAATACCTTTTAGAGTATTTAAGATATAATCATTACTTTCATGAGTCATAATTGTTTCTGGTGAAATAATCTTATCTAATTTATTATTGATAAACATTGTAAATAATGTTGTGAATTCAGAACCAACACTACCTTCTCCAATCATTTGAATCAATCCTAATTCATCATCAAATGATTTAATTGATGAGATTGAGTTAAAGAATGTTGTAATACTTCTTGAGTTAGTATCTGTTGATACTAGTTCTGGGTGTTTAAGTAAGAAGTTAATACATCTATTATCTATTGTAGCGTCCTCAGCCCACTCACTCCAACAATTAATATCAAATTTTAGATTAACTGAGATGAATCGTGTTTTTTGAGCGTTATCAATACTGTTAACTAAATACTCTCCGTTATCAGGATTACTTGTAAGAATGATATGCCAATCTTTAGGTAATGTCCAGCTAATATATTGCTGTCTATCAATTAGCTCCATAACAGCTTGAATGAACCTTACATCAGCGCGATTCCAGTCATCTAATAACAAAATACCTCCTGATGTTTTACCACTAATCCATTCAGGTGGACAATAACTCATTCGATTTTTACCTGTAAAACTGTAACCTTGTTTAGTGTATTCCTCAACTGCATGTTCATCAATCCATAAACAATCATTTTCTGTTTTACAAACTTCAAATTGACGAATTGGAAAACCAACCAAGTCACCTAACTCCTCAATTTGAGCTAAGTTCAATTTAACAAAGTGCAAATCTGTTTCTTTAGCTAATTGTAGAATAGTTGATGTTTTTCCAATACCAGAATCACCAACTACCTCAACAGCTACAGGTGGTTTACCTTGTGCTTGTAAATAACGATTGTTATTTATGATGTGTTTTAAGAATTGTTTTGCCTCTTTAATGTTTAGAGACACTTCAGCATGTGTGCTTTTTGTTTGTTTTTTACTCATAACCTTTATTTTAATTTAAATATAACGAATGTTTTTAATTAATCCAAATTTATTTTAATAGTATTACCCCATCCTTTATTCTTAACTGTTTCTATACTTTCACCATTAGAGCATATTACTAATAATGTTGGTTTAAACGATTGAATTGTTCTGCTTCCAATATATCCATCAGTTAATATAATAAGACTGTTAAACTCCTTATGTTTATTAAAATACTCAATGAATGGATTCATATCAGTACCACCTCTACCTGTTATTTTATCAGGTATATTACCTTTATATTCATAAACACTATGAATACCCGCATCACCTTCAGCTATAGTAATTGATATACCAGTTTTGTACATATGTTGTATTTCAGTAAAGAACTCAATTAAATCTTTTTCACTAACCGAACCTGAAGTATCAATTCCTACTAATACATTCTTTTTAGGTTTAATTTTTAATGCTGGGTTTTCTGAAAATCATTTATTTAATTTACGTCTTGTTTTTTTAGTATAAATTTTAGATGATGAACTAAAAAATCTTCTAAAATATGCTTTCCAATCATAAGCAGGTGCTCGATCTTCAAACATATTATCAATCCAACTCTGTAATTCAGCTGGTATAAATCCTCTACCTTGATTTTTATGTTCATTTATAATACCTTTAATTTGATGTTCAATTTGTGCTTTAGCTAATTTAGCATCCGCTTCACTCATCCCATCAAATTCTTTCCATGTTGGATGTAAACCACCACCTCCATCACCATCTAAGTCACCAATTCCATTTAATCCATTCATTAATTCTTGTAATGATGGACTTGTTCCTTTATCTAAAGCTTGTTGTAATAACTCATAATACACCTTAGTACCTGCTTTCTCAGGTAAGCTCAATTCAGGAAATGATGATAATAATATAATTTCAGGAGTTGGATAATATTCTGGTGTTAGGTATTGATTAATTTCTAAATCAGCAGCAACATTATGTAATTCTTGGTCTGGGTACCATTCTCTGTCTTCTAAATGGTTAAAACATATATGAAGTAACTCATGTTTTAACAAACCAATTTTCTTTTTATCATTATCTAATGAATTCCAAAACTCTTCATTGATAGCTAATTGATAATTGATATTATGTTTAGAAACTCCCGCGGTAGGTATATCTTTTCTTACAACTTTGTTTAAAGTTGACATAAAGATGCCATAAAACGGTTCAGAAATCATTAATTGCTTACCAATTTTTGATAAGTCTTCATAGATATTTGACATAAGCTTTTATAATTATGTCTAAATATAGCGAGAGGGTCTAGCAAAGCCAAACCCTCTATGTCAAATTTATATATAGTTTGTTACAAAAGTGACTCAGCTACATATATTCCTTGAGCTCCACTAACTGTAATTCCACGAGCAGATAAAGCATCTCCTACAAAATGTACATTAGGATAGTCAACTAATGCTAAGTTTTTATAGTCTACTAAAGGTTCAGGACTTAAATACTTTACTTCAGGAATATAAATTCCATAATCACCACCAAATTCAAATATCTTATCCATATCATTGATAAAGTTCTCAACATATGTAAAATATTCACCCATTACTTCTTTAACTGTAGTTTTATCAATTATTTGAGTAGTATTAATTAACTCATGTTCTGATGTTTTAGATGGGTTTCT